TTTATTGAAGCAGTTAAAAAGTGGATGATGTAATGGCTGAAAATGATTTTCAAATAGACCCTATTCGACCAGATGATCTATCTTTAGACTCAGAATCTAGTATGAATATTAGTTTGAGTAGTAAAAATAAGTCAGCTTGGCAAAGTTTTGTTGACATGAATGGTTTTAGACAAAGACATCCAACCTTAGTATTAGGAAAAAAGAAAAATGCCCGCAAAAAAACGCTACAAAAAAGAAAGTAAGTCTTCTTATCGTGATAGATTGAAGAAAACCGGTTCGGCTAGAAAAGCAGCGAATAAACGGGCTAAGAGAAAATATGCCAAGAAAAAGTAATAAGCAAAGAGCGGAAGTTATATACCAACTTTTCCAAAGGGCAGATAACGCCTATAGGAGAAAGTGGCAATCATCTTCACAAAAGTGTAGTGATTTTTATCACAACGACCAGCTAACAAAAAATGAAGAACGTATGCTAGAGCAATCTGGTATGCCTACTTTTACTATTAACAGGATAACGCCCGTCATAGAAATGATGAAATATTTCGCTACGGCTAAAAATCCTAGATGGCAAGCTGTGGGGGCAGAAGGTAGCGATACTGATGTTGCTGCTGTTCATTCTGATATTGCAGATTATTGCTGGTATCTATCGAATGGTAACTCTTTATATTCTCATGTTATCCAAGATGCTCTTATAAAAGGAGTTGGTTTCTTACAAGTTGATATAGACCCTGATATGGATAAGGGTATGGGAGAAGTTGTATTTAAAAGAATTGATCCTCATGACGTATGGGTAGACCCTATGAGCAGAGATTTTCTTTTTAGAGATGCAAGTTATATAATTATTAAAAAAGACCTCCCCAAAACTCAGCTTATTAGTTTATTTCCACAATTTAAGAAAAAAATTAATGCTGCTGATGGCTCTGCTAACCAAGGAGGTCAGTTTTATTCACAAAGAGAATCTTTCAATTCTGATAGTATACAGCCAGATGATATTGGTGGAGAAGCATACGATCCATTAACATCAGAAGAAGATGAAGTAGTAGATTGTTATGAATTCTATACTAAAGAAAAGTACAAACTTTATAACCTTTTTATTCAATTGCCTCCAGATTCTCAAGGATTAGAGGAACTTCAAGAGCAGGTTAATGAACAATTACTTCAACTTAAAAATGAATTACAAGTTCAGTTAAAAGAAAAAATGCTTCAAATTGATGAGCTTGTAGAGCAGGGCGAAATGATCCCAGAGAGAGGTCAAATTGAAAAAGAGAAAGCACAGAAAGAATTAGAAGACCAACTAGAGCAGGCACAAACATCATTAATGGCGAGGTTAAAAGAAGAATCAACTAAAATTGAAAACCAAGTTGTAAATGAACAAGAATATAAAGAATTAATTAAGAATGATTTGTTTGCATCTACTATTGTAGAAGCTGTGCCTTTTTATGATTCACGAATTAAGGTAAGTGTAAGTCTTGGTTCTGAAGTTATGCTTTATGAAACATATATGCCAATGGCTGATTACCCAATAGTGCCTATTCCGTATATGTGGACAGGTACTCCATACCCAATGTCAGCTGTACTGCCACTTATAGGTAAACAGCAAGAGATAAATAAAGCTCATCAATTAATGATTCACAATGCAAACTTGGCTTCTAACCTAAGATGGATTTATGAAGAGGGTTCTGTTCCTGAAGATGAGTGGGAACAATATTCTTCTGCTCCCGGTGCATTGCTTAAATATAGACAAGGATTTGCCCCTCCCACGCCAGTTCAACCCCAGAGCATAAATCAAGCTTTTTTCTCTACTGTTCAAGAGGGGAAGCAGGATATGGAGTATATGTCTGGTATTTATAGTTCTATGCAAGGTGACTTAGGGCAACAACATGATACATATCGTGGATTACTTGCACAGGATGAGCATGGGACAAGGAGAATAAAGGCTTGGATGAATGATATAGTTGAACCTTCATTGGAGCATCTTGGTAAATGTTTTCAATCAATTGCCCAGAGTACTTATCGAGCACATAAAATTTTTAGAATAGTCCAACCTTCTCATATACAAGAAGAAAGACAAGTAGAGATTAATGTTCCTATCTATAATGATCTTGGAAGGGCAATTAATATGTTCAATGATTATGCATCAGCTAAATTTGACGTAAGAATTGTTGCAGGTTCAACTTTACCAGTTAATAGATGGGCATTACTTGAAGAATATTTTAGATGGTATCAATCTGGGCTTATTGATGACATTGCTATGCTTGCAGAAACTGATGTTCGTGGAAAAGAAAATATTCTTAAGAGAAAATCAATATACTCACAACTTAAATCTCAAGTTGATAGTTTAGAAGGTGCTTTGAAAGATAGAGATGGCACAATCGAAACATTATCTAGGCAATTAATACAATCTGGTATAAGGGACGAGACTAAAAGAGGCTCAGAAGCAATAACCAAAGAAACACTTGATACTAAAGCACAACAAAAATTACTTCGTGAAAGAATGAAGGATCAAGCAAGAGAAAAAACAAGAGAGCCTTCTAATAAAAAATAATTTGCATTTATTAACAAAAAAGGAGTAATATAATGCCAGAACAAGAAGCAGCTAACCTGCAAGACAGCCCTGTTTCTGTCGAAGATGCCGTAACGGGCATAGCCGGAGGGGATATTGATGACCCCGGTGATTTTTTCGCACAGTTAGATGAACAAGTCAACGGGTCTTTCACTGAATCACCCCCACCTCCTCAAGAACAGACAACCTCTAATAAGAGCCCTGTTGCCGAAGAGACAAACGACACCAATCAGGTGTCACAACTCGAACGACTAGAAAAGAGATATTCGGATTCAAGCCGTGAAGCAAAGCGACTTAATAATCGCCTTCAGGAGCTAGAGCCTTACGCCCCTTTACTTGATCGTATGAGAGAAGACCCTAATTTGATTAGTACCGTCAGAGATCATATCAATGGCGAGAATCAACCAAAAGGCATGAAGGAAAGATTGGGATTAGATGAAGACTTCGTTTTTGACTCAGACGAAGCTTTTAGTGATCCAAATTCTGATTCTGCTAAGGTTTTCAATTCTGTTGTAAACGACAGGGTTAAAGGTATTGTTGGCAAACAAACCAAAGTTCAAAATGAACAAGCACAGCGTTCTCAAATGGAGAAGGATTTCAAAGAGAAATATGAGCTTGATAATGAACAATGGGAAAAATTTGTTGATTATGCTAATAGCCGTCAATTAACATTTGATGATATTTATTATTTGATGAATCGTGAAAATCGTGACCAAAAAGTTGCGAATGAAACAAGGAAACAAGTAGCTAATCAAATGCAAAATGTCAGGCAAAAGCCTCAGTCGCTTGCATCCAGCGGAGAACAATCTACAAACCCAGAAGACGGTGATGTGAATGATGCTGTGTTTGATTCAATACTCAAAGTAGGGATGGACGATATTTTTAACTAATGGAGTAGAAAATGGCCTCAACCCCTAGATTCCTGAGCAATTGGGATATCAACGATCAAGCTCTGGGTGCAGCTGGCTCTCGATTAGGTACTGATCTAAATACTGGTGTCCTTCGCAGAAAGTATAACTTTGGCAGTAGGGTATCAGAATTGGCGATTGCACAATCACCTTTTTTTAGATTTGTATCAAAAGTGGCTAAAAATCCTACCGATGATCCAAGTTTCAAGTTTACGGAACGAAGACCATCTTTTCATAGACGTTATGCATATGTAGTTGGTCAAATTAAGGCTAGTACTACTGATGTATTTGACGATGCAACAATCACTGGATATGGAGCAGATGCAACAATTGCTCTAGACGATATACTTAAAGTATATATGGCGTGTGATTACAAAAGTGGTGGCAACATCCAAAACAAGTTCGGACAAGCAACTGACAAGATTGATGTTGGTGATTCTGGAACAGCCCCTGAGTTCTTTATGGATAATCAAATCATAAAGATTCCTGTTTCTTCCACAGCTGGTGGTGGAGCAAATGGTGCTAAACCAGATGATTACATTCTATTGAGAGTGACAGCCGTCGCAGCAGCAGGGAATAAAACTTTTGCTATGCAAAATGTTAGTTCATCTGCTCGCAGTGTTCAGCTTGTTACTGGTTCAGTAATTAGAGCAGCTTCAGGTGAATATAGTTCATTTGCAAGTAATGTTCCTGTTGGTCGTACTTACGATCAAGAGATTGCTGGTTCATTAGAAGCACAGCGTTCATACGTTGTTGGAACTTCTTATGCAGAAGGTTCTTCACTCCTTGGAACTACTTGGAATGATCAGCCTTTCGCTACTGGTTATGGACAAACGCAGATATGGCGTACTGAGTTTGGTATGACAAATACTGCCCGAGCAACGGTTCTTAAGTATGAACCAAATGAATGGGCAAGGATTTGGCGTGAAAAACTCATCGAGCACAAATGGGACATTGAACAGTCCTTGTTGTTCGGTTCGCAGTATACTGCTAACTCTGTAGCACAGACTCAAGGTGCAGTTGATTACATCTTGAACAATGGTAATGTATTTGAACTTGACGTAGCTAGTAAATCTCAAGATTCATTTCTTGATGATTTGAGCAACTATGTTGATCCTAGATACAATGACTCCAAAGCAACTGTGTTCTTCTGCTCTACAGCAGTATACAACTGGTTGCATAAATTGTCAGGTTACTTTGCTAATAATATTGGCATGGTAGAACCCGGTGCATCTTCACCTGCAGCTGACGGTCAATCATATGGTCGTGCTGGCTTTGCAGCTACTGGAAGAAGCAAGCAATTTGGAGTTGACATGACGAGAATTTCTACAGTTTATGGTGACATGAACGTGGCTCGTCACATTGCTCTTGATCAAACTCAAGTTGCTATGCTTGGTGTCAATATGAAGCATTGTAAATACCGTCCTCTCGCAGGTAATGGTGTTTCTAGAGACACTTCGATCTATGTTGGTGTTCAATCCTTGGAAAACACTGGTACAGATAAACGGGTTGACATGATCCTTACCGAAGCTGGTATGGAATGGCAAATGCCCGAATCTCACGCAGTCTGGAAAGTAGCGTAAGATAACTTAATGTTCTTGGGGGTTAAAGTTTTGCACTTTCCCCCAATAGCGGAGGGAAAATGGCTTTAACTGAAATCACTCAAAGCGTAAAAGACATTACTGGCATATCTTCTTTAAGTGCTAATAGCATAGAAGATGCTCAGAAATTTGCAGTTTCTAGTATACCTAAAGATTTATTATTATTCGCACAAAAAGTTTCATCATCTTCAACTGATGGTAGTGCAATTTCATTTTCAATAAATGATTCTATTACTGATGTACAAAGAAACGGATATAGTTGTAAAGAAATTCCAATGTCAGAGGCAAATTGGGTACTTGATTCAACGAGTTTAAAATTTGCAACATCTAAATATCCTAAATTTTATCATAAACAAGGGGCTGTGCATTTTGCTCCCGTTACTGATGGTTCCAATGCTGGATATATATTTTACATAGACTATTCTAAAATAGATGATGATTCTGATTTAAGGAATGCAATTATTTATAGAGTGTCTTCTCTTGAGTTTACAAAATTAGCTAGTGGAAAGATTACAGACTGGGTAGACGTTGATGTTCCTGTCTCTCCTACTTTGGGTTCAGCCCCAACAATAACAGATTTGGATATAGGCATTATAGCTCCTATTTCTCCAATACTTGAAAAAATTACTTATTCCGATGCTTTTGTTTCGGATATACTTAAAGGGACTGTAACTGCCCCTTCAATAATAGATGTTAGTTCAAACGCACCAACATATACAAAGCCAGTTATGTCATTAACAAGTTTTCCTGCTACTTCTTGGGTTTTCCCAAGCCCTCCCATCAAGCCTAGTGTCTCGGCTCAAGTTGTAGCAGATTTTTCGGGGTCTAACCCTAATTATGTACCCCCATCATCTCCAACTTTAGGGACTAAACCAACAATAGGAAATTTAACAATTTCTATTACGCCTCCTGTGGCACCATCATTAACAGTTGTTAGTCATAGCGATGCCTCAGTAGGAGATATAAGTGCATCTAGCGTAGTAACTACATCTGCATCTGCTCCTTCTATTGTTGATGTTAGTGCTCATGCTCCAAGCTATACTAAACCAGTATTTTCAGTACCATCTTTAGGTACTATTGGTAGTTTGAATCTTCCAAGCGTTCCTGTAGCACCTGAGTCTCCTAGTTTTACTTATGAGGATGTCACTGGTATATCTGATATTGTTGAACCTATTGTAAATATATCTGATATGTCTGTCCTTAGTGTGAGTGCTCCTAGTTACACAAAGCCAACAATAGTATTAGAGTCTGCTCCTATAATAAGT